AGATGCCGGTAAAGTAGTGTCAGAGAAAGAGTTTTATAGTGAAAGTATTTACAAAGAATTTAATAGTCTAAACGATTATATCATAAGATTGCATAAGCTAGCTATTGAAAATTGGGTTGGCTTTATGCGCAAAAGCCTATTAAATAATAAACTATGAGAACAAACTATAAGGCTGCTATTTGCGGTGCTCATTCACAAGGTAAAACTACTTTAGTAAAAGCTCTAAAGAATGATTTGTTTTTAAATGACAGTCATTTTTCTTTTAGAACTAATTTAACTAGAGGTCTTAAAGACTTAAATGTACCTATTAATGAAGGTGGTACTTCTTTAACTCAGTACTTGGTAATGGCTAGACATTTAGAGTATGGTTTAACTCCGGGTAACTGGGTGCTAGATAGAGGTGCTTTAGATGGTATTGCATATACTACTTATTTTTACGAAAAAGGACAGGTTAATAAAGAAGTATATCAAGCAGCTTTATCTGTTTACGAAGAACTACTAAAGGTTTATGATAAGATTTTTTACGTAGTACCTGAACTTGATATCAAAGATGACGGAGAGAGAAGTACAGGTAAAGAGTTTTTTGACGGAGTTGTAAAGCAGTTTGATTTCTATCTTAAGCATTTTTCAATGCCTACTGATAAACTTGTTTATGTATCAGGTACAGTAGAAGAAAGAGTTAATAAAGTAATTACAGAGATAAAGAAAGATTTCACCAATGAGCTATAATACTAATAATATTGACAAAGTACTTGGTCAGAGAGTAGACTCTCCTACCATTTACACACCAGAGATTTTGGTGCGTGAAGAGCGCCAACGTAACCGTACACATCTTGATCTTAAGAACGGTTTCTTACCTTTCGTAGGTTACGACATTTGGAATGGTTATGAATGTAGTGCATTAACAGATAGTGGTCTACCTGTTACCTGTGTTGCTAAAGTAGTTTATTCTGCTGAAAACGATTTCATTGTAGAGTCTAAGTCAATGAAGCTATACTGGAACTCATTTAATATGCAGAAAATGGGTAAGAACACTAAAGAAGTACTTAAGAACATTAAGCAAACAGCTTCTAAAGACTTATCTTTATTATTAGAGACTGATGTTAAGGTAGAACTATTTCCTCAAGTATTAAACGGTGAAAACGACGGTCAACGTATGAACTGGCAGTTAAATTACGATGAAACAGTCTGGCCTGTACTAGAAAAGACTAAAGGTGCAGAAAAGATTGAGTTTACTGTATTTAATGAAGATGCAAAGTTACTACAAGTAAACGATCAAATTACTGATGTTTCTTATCGTTGTATGAGTACCTTGTTACGCTCTAACTGTAAGATTACTAAGCAACCAGATTCCGGCGATATTTTCATTTACTATAAAGGTTCTAAGGCCGTTACAGAAAAGTCTTTATTAGAATGGATCGTGTCATTCCGTAATGAATGTCACTTCCACGAAGAAATCTGTGAAGCTGCTTACAAACGTCTTTGGGACTTACTAGAACCAGATGAACTATTAGTAACTTGCTTCTATGCACGTCGTGGTGGTTGGGATATTGTACCAACACGTGCTTCAAGTAAAAAACTCTTGGATAAAAATCTTATCAATGCAAAGCACCCTTATTTTAAGTTTCCTCGCCAATAACCTTGATTAAAACAAAAACTATATTAATATAAATTATATGACTAAAGACCAAACTATCGTATTCCTAGACGGCATTCAACGCACCATTGTTGCCACTTTCGTAGAAGAAAGTGATACAACAATTACTGTTACTAAACCAGTTATCCTTAACGTATCTCCTACTCAAGATAAAAAGCTCTCTGTACAGCTTTATCCTTTATTCTTTAGAGAATTTTCATCTAACCGTGATCAATTTCCAAATTGGACATATGCTAAGTCTAGTATTACAATGAGTGATGCTCAAGTTGAAGATAACTTACAAGCACAATACACTCAAATGTTTTTAACTACACCTACCTCACCGGTAACTAATTCAAATACACCTGTAGTTAAATTATTTGACGAATAATCTATATGGTAAAAAAATCTAACAACGAAGAGACAAAAGCCTCTTCAATGAAAGATATCTTTGAAGCAGTAGATGCACTAAATGCAGATGCGTCTCTGCTTTCAGATGATAACTCTCTTTCCATTGTAGGCGACTGGATTGACACTGGTTCTTATGCGCTTAATGCTATCTTTTCTGGATCTCTTTACAAGGGTATTCCTGTTGGTAGGGTTACTGGTTTTTCCGGGCCTTCCGGTGCGGGTAAGACGCTTATTGTTAATAAGATCATTGCGAACGCTCAAAAGAAGGGCTACTTTGCTGCTGTCTGGGATACGGAAGCAGCAGTAGATAAACAATCTGCTGAAGGTGTTGGTATTGATCCTAAACGCTTAAAGTACTATCCTGTAGAAACAGTAGAAGATTGTCGTAACCAAATTGCTACATTCTTAGATAAGATTATTGCAGCTAATGACCCTAACTTAAAGGTTATTATTGCTATTGATAGTCTTGGTAACTTAGCAAGCGCTAAAGAGCTTCGCGACGTCACTGAAGGTAAGGATGCAGCAGATATGGGTACTAAGGCTAAGGCAATGAAGTCAATGATGCGCGCTTTAACCTTTAAAGCAGCTAAGGCTCGTGTACCTATTCTGTTTACTAATCACATTTATGATAACCCAACTTCACTCTATCCTGAATTGGTTAAAAAGCAATCCGGTGGCTCTGGCCCTATTTATCTTGCTTCTTTGTTGGTTCAGCTTGCGACTAGAAACGAGAAGATTGATAAGAACGAGGGACAAGAATCAATTGCAGTAGCTCATAACGTAAGTGGCGTTACATTATCAGCAATGACAGTTAAAAACCGCTTTGTACCTGCTTTCTTAAAGGCAGAACTATACAATAACTTCCGTACTGGTTTAAGCCGCTATGCTGGCTTAGCTGATATGGCAGTTGCGTTTGGAGTTATTCAGCAAACTGGCGCTACATTCCAGTTCAATGGTGAAAAGATCGGCTATCGTAAGACTTGGGAAAATGATACCGAGTTTTGGGATAATAAGGTACTACCGGTACTTGAACAGACTCTTAAAGAGAAAGTCGGGTACGGGACAAGTAACCCAGTTCTAGAAGAAGCTGAAGAGCTTACAAAAGAATAAAAAGAAAAGCTAAGGGAAACCTTAGCTTTTTTTATTTTATAATATATAATGTACGAATGAAGAAAAACTCTCTTCAAGTTAATAGCGATTTTTTTGAGAACATTGTAGCATGTCAATGTTTGACTAATGCTTACTATACTTCTTTAGTATTAGATCATTTATCACCAGAGAACTTTAAGAACCCTGGTAATAAACTCGTTGTAGGTATTATTAAAGACTTTTACGTTAAACGTAAAGCTTTACCTACTATTACTGAAATAAAAACCTATCTCAATAAAGAAGAAGATCTAAAACTATTTAAAGATACAGTTACAACGTATAAGCAATATGATACAGCTCTTAATATGGATGAGCTTATTGCTAATACTGAACAGTTTTTTAAAGAAAAGGCTGTATACAATACTGTATTAAAGATAGTAGATGATGTATCTAAAGAAAAAGCTGATTACCCTAAGTTCTTATCATTATTTGAAAAGGCTTGTAACATCTCACTAGTTAGTGATATTGGTTTAGACTTTTTCGGTGAATACGAAAAGATTATTACAGAATTAGGTACAAAGAGTGAAACTATACCTACCGGTTGGAACTTTATTGACGAAAAAATAGGCGGTGGTTTAATGAAGAACGGTAGAGCACTTTATCTATTCTTAGGACCAACTAATGTGGGTAAATCTATCTTCTTAGGTAATGTAGCAGCTAATATGGCTAATAGAGGTTTAACTACTGTGCTTATATCTCTTGAAATGCCCGAGATGATGTATGCTAAACGTATTAGTAGTCATCTCTCAAAAATACCTATTAACAATATCCAAGATCAGATATCATCATTAGATGCTTATTTTAAAGATGTTTCAGAAAGTAAGAAGCGTAAACTAATCATTAAAGAATTCCCACCGAAATCCATTGCTGTAGCAGGTATTAAGGCTTATCTTGAGTCTTTAGTAAAGTCTGGGATAAAACCGGATATACTCGTTATAGACTATCTTGGACTAATAAAGGCATCACAAGGTGAGAACTCTTATGAACAGGGTAAGGTAGCTGCAGAAGAATTAAGAGCTTTATCATACTTCTTTAATATGCCCGTAGTTAGTGCTATTCAAACTAACCGCGAAGGTATGGAAAAGCCAAGTCTGGATACCGTAAGTGAATCTCTAGGTGTAGCATTTACTGCAGACGTTGTTTGGTCTATCTATCAAGAAGAAGGCGATCAAGAGCTTGGTGTAATTAAGGTAGGTGGTATTAAGAACCGTTTAGGACCTAAACATGGTGCTACAGAAATGCGCATTGACTATACTACTTTATCATTAACTGAAAATACTGATCTTTCCGGTGTAATTAATAAGAAATCCCACGGTGGTTTAGATGAACTAGAAGAACTAGAAAATAAGCTGGAAAAAATTAAACAACCGGTTAAATAGATAATAGTGAGCTTTAACAAGATATACGTTTTTACCGATTTTGATTTAGACGGAGTTGCCTCGTTAACGATGTTACATTGGGCACTTGGTGCTAAGCCTGGCCAAATTGCTTTTAAAACAACCACTGTATCAAATTTTCGTAGAGAGTTCTTAAACTGGTTAGATCAAAACAACATTAATGATTTTGATAAGATTTATATTCTTGACTTAGATATTTCTAAGCATGCAGATTTAATAGATAGAAAGAACATAGAGATTATAGATCATCACCTCACCCATGTTAAAGCACTAGAGGTATACAAGAATGCTAAAACCACTGTTGTTGAAACAACAAGCTGTGCAAAATTACTTTATAATACATACAAAGACAAAGTTAAATTAAAACCAGAACAGAAGTATTTTATCGCTCTTGCAGATGATTACGATTGTTATCAATTTAAATTACCAGAATCGTATGAACTAAATTGTCTTTACACTAACACTCAAAAGACATCTACAAAACAACGTGCAGAAATATTTTTAGAAAAGTACTTTAACGGTTTTATACCTTTTTCTAAACAAGAAAAAGCTATTATTAAAGAGTTTGTAGGTCGTAAAAATAAAACTATATCCGAGCTACAAATATTCACAGGTAAGGTACCCGTAGCAGGAAAAGAACGTACAGTATACGGTACTCACGGTAATAAATTTGTTAACGAAATTTGCGATCATATATTAAACACCCACTCAGCTGACATTGTATTCTTTGTCAACTCGGATAACTCACACGTATCGTTCCGCAAAAATAAAAAATGTGAAGTAGACTTATCAAAGTTAGCTGCAAAGTTATGTGATGGGGGAGGTCACGAATATGCAGCGGGTGGAAAAGTAACAGAGGCATTCTTGAATTTCACCAAACTTCTTACACCACTAGCATAATATGTCTGGTATAGTAGGAGCATTACAAGAAGCAGTAATAGAAAACCCGATCAGCCAGTTGGCTCGGGATGAACTAGAAATTGAACTGATTAAATTCGGAGCGTTTTGTTCTGTTATACACAATAAAAAACTTAATAACGTTACCATATTTTCTTTTATAGTTAAGAATAAATCCTATCGTAAGATTTTTATGGAACTAACCGATACGGATAGCGAGCGAGAGGCAATATTGCTATTTTTAAAGTATAATTCTAACCTTTGCCGTAGCAAAGTTGTGAGAAAGATATTAAAATCATAGCTCATTAAATGAGCGTTGAACAAGTTTATAATACATATTTAAGCGTATCTAGAGGGCATATGAACAAGCCCTGGAAAGCACGTAAAGATTTTAACGGTTTTGATAAAACACCGGATGGAATTCTTTGTTTACGCTTAGATATGTTCTTTAAGCGCTTCCCGCAAATAAATATCAGAGACTTTTTACTAGCACCCTATGTCATCTACAAAGACGAAGAACACTTCCCACTCAACTTCTACCTCACGCAAAAAGCCATCAGTTGCTATTCTTTGCTACAAAAACAGAGACAAGAAGAATTACCCGATACTGAAGGCCACATTAAACATATCCTGGATTCTTTAAAGCATGTTGCTTCTATATGTGTTAATGAAAAGATATCATTAAACACCTATAGTAAATCTAAATCTGGATATACATGGAGATGCTTAGAGGATTACATTAATAAAAAGCTCAATCTTTATGTGTTGCTAGCGTTGCCTAGTTTTGATAGTATTTTTAATGAATTACATGTACAAGACAAAGAATTGTACCTTAAGAGTATTGCTAATGATATCGTTAAATACAAACTTAGATTAAACAATTCATCCAAAGCTAAAAAAATAATTTTAGAAGCATTCAAAAGAATAAATGACATTTCACTTGATAAAAAATAATAACATACTAATATAACATATCATTCAATATGAAACCTTATAACTCAAATATGTTTGAAAGCATTAAAAGTGCTTTAGACAAAGCAAAGACAAAAACCGGTAGTTCAGCATATCGTAATATCCTTTCACTAGAACCTGGTGAAAAGCCTTACGTAGTACGTTTATTACCTAATATTAAGAACCCAGAAGAAACTATTCTTCATTATTATCATCATGGTTGGAATAGCATTGCTACCGGTCAATACGCTAGCATTACTTCTCCTTCTACTTGGGGTGATCGTTGCCCTGTAAGTGAATTGTACTTTAAGGTACTTCGTGACGGTTCAGACGCAGAAAAAGAACGCGCTAAAGCTAACTTACGTCGTAAAGAAAACTGGTTAGTAAACGTTTATGTAGTAAACGATCCTAAGAAGCCAGAAAACAACGGTACTATTAAAGTATTACGATATGGTAAGCAGTTAGATAAGATTATTCAATCTGCTATCAATGGGGACGATTCAGAAGAGTTCGGTGCTAAGATCTTTGATCTAAGTGACGAAGGATGTAACCTACGTATTAAAGTAGAGTTAGTATCTGATAAGCCAGGTGCACCTAAGTACCCAACCTATACGTCTTCTAAGTTCTTAAATGCATCTGCAATTGATGGTTTAGATGAATCTAAGATTCAAGATATATATAACGGTATTTATGATTTAAATACGTTTGTAGATCGTAAATCTAACGATGAGATTAAAGCATTTATTGACGAGCATTATTTTGGTGCTTCTGCTGAATCAGCTCCTGCAGCTGCTCCTGTAGAAGAGGAAGAAGATGTACCATATGATACTCCTGCTCCTAAGGCAGCTCCGGCAAAAGCAGTCGCTAAAGCAGAACCAGTTACTACTAATGACGAAAAGGTAATGGATATCTTGGCAGGTTTAGATAACCTATAATGGCTGCTCAAACATCACCCTCTCTCAACCAATCAGAGCTAGCAAGGCTCTCTCAATCTACCTCTCAAATAGGTAATCAAGAGCTCTTGCTAGCTGCTATGTTTGGTAAAATGGTTCAAGGTGGTCTTAATAATATTAAGAAACAATCCGCTGAAGTAGGCGGTAATTTAAAAGTGTCAGACGTAGATATGAGCAAGGTTATGCCTTCTCATATTCTACCCGCTATGGGTATTAAACAACCTCAACAGCAACAAAGACCTCCTAACACTCGGCCTGTACCTCAACAAGTACAGCAACCAGAGTCTCAGATGGTCTATGCACAACCTAAAATTACAGAAGCGCAAATAGCTTCTATCGTTCAAAATATACCACCTGTTACTGATAATCCTACACAAAGTACTACAAAACCAGTAGGAGTGCCAGAAGAACCTTATTCTGATCCTAATCAACTTGAATTTGATTTAAATAAGCAAACTCAATTAGAAGATATTATAAATGCTGTTGATAAATTACAAAATTCAGTTAACATACTAACCGATAAAGTTAATACATTAATTGATAATAGTAATAAAAAAAAACCGAAGATAACAAATGGAACTCAAGCTGGTTAAGAAAGATTTTGCCGACAATTTTTTAAGTATTGTTGGTAAAGCTGTAGATATCGTGTCTTTAAAGCTTAATAAGGATGGCTTATACGCTGTCTGTAATAAGCCTGATACGAGTATTATTCTATTAGCAAAATACAATAAGACCTTTAACGTTGATCAAGAGATTACCCTTAATATTGGCGATGTAAAAAAGCTATTAAGAGTTATTGATTGTATTGATGAAGATGAGCTTGTATTTAAGATTGAATCTAACCATCTTTATTATAAAACTAGTAAATTACAATTTAAGTATCACTTTTTAGATGATTCTGTAGTACCTAAAGTAACTCTTAAGAAAGATAAGATTGAATCTCTTACCAATGATACGTTCTTTAATATTAATACTAAGAAATTGCAAGAAATATTAAAGGCTAGTTCATTTACTACAGATACTAATAAGATTTATCTGTACGGTCAACCTGATGGAGTGTATTGTGAATTAGGTGATAAAGAAAAAGCTAATACAGATAACATTAGTCTTAAAGTAGCAGAATCAGTAGAAGGTCAACCATTCAATCAGGTAATACCTTTTAATCTTGATATATTTCGTATCTTAACTGGTGTAAAGTTTGAAACAGCTAGGGTAGGTATAAACTTAAAATATAAAGTAATGTCTTTTTATGTTAAGCCGACTGAAGAAACTGACTTTACTTTTGTAATATCAGGATTAGTTAAATAATGGCTAACAAGATAACAACCCAGAGCTATTTTATAAAAAGACTTAAAGACTCAGGTTATGTAGTTTATAAGATCTTTGATCAGTATGGAGAAGCTGATCCACGTTCCTGGACTGTATTAATAGATCCAGGTAGTGCTTCAGTGTTTTGTACTTGCTATGTAAATCACAAGGATTTATTTGGTGAAACCTTTTTTGAATTTTATGATGGTGGTCAATTTATACCTGAAAAATTTAAGTTGAAAACTGACTCAATTGAGGTTATAATAAACTATTTAGTAAAATATGGAATCAACAACAAATCAGAGTTATACATCGGGCGAAAAGTTTAAGTCCGAAAAACAATATTTCAATATGTCAAATGAATTAAAACACCCAACCCTTCCTACAGCTAATAGTAGTAT